GCAAAACAAAGCTGATCCAAAACCGCCGACGGATGTGGGAGTGTTGTCGGAAGTAAAGATGCCTCAGACAATCCTCTACAATGATAAGAGAACTAACGGGCCATATAGTGCCATGTTTATGGCTTTGCGGAATCGATTGCGGGCGATCTTGAAGCCGAATATATTGTTCAATGTGCAAAAGAATCCTGAGGAGATCGAGGAATTCTTGAACAAGTACGAGGTGTTCGGTGTTGCAGTGGCCTATTTAGACGATGATTTGTCGAAATATGACAAATCCCAGGATGATCTGGATCTGGAGATGGAGTGGTTGATGTACGAGTTGCTCGGTATCAATGTCGTGGACGGTAAGATGTGGGAGGGCGCACAAGTTTTGAATACCGCGGCGAGTGTGACGGCGGGTGTGAAGTTCATGAAGAGAGACCAGCGAAATTCTGGGATGGCAACGACTGCGTTGGGAAACACGATCGTGTGTATTCTGACGCACGCATATGTAGTGCGTTACGACGATTCTCAGTTGTTGTACATGATGTTTTTGGGTGATGATTTCAGCGGAGCGTTTCTCGGGCGTGTTGACGACTCGAGCATAGTTGATGAAATGGCCACATTGTTCAATTTGAGTGCGAAGGTTAACCATGTGGATTATGGGTATTTTTGTTCGCGGTTTATTATAAAGACGGGGGATCGGGCACATTATGTTCCGGACCCGATTAAGCGCGCGGAAAAATTTTCGTACTTCAAAGGAAGAACTGATGAAGAAGTTATGAAAGAAATGCACGTGTCCTTTAGGGATGTGACGGCTGGGTGGGATGATGCTGCCGTGGTTGTGGAACTGGATAGGGCAGTTCAAGAGAAATATCGACGAACGGAGACTGTGCAACCGATGATTGCAGGGATGTTGACGTTGTTCGATGAGTATGAAGCGTACAGAGGGATGTACGGGGTAGGACCGATGATGGTCGAATTTTGATTAGGGGCGTTGCCTCGAGAATTGTAAGAAATTTTATATATTTTCCAGAAGAC